GCATTATGCTCATTCAATCATTCATTTTATAAGGATACTGTCATGACTGAATTTACTACTCGCACTAACGCCACTCCAGCTGATCGTGAGCCAGCAGATCATTATGTAAATGTCTATTTTCAAGACCGTCAGATTGGCTATCTAGTACTTGACAAATTTGTTCAATTAGTAGAGTTCTTGCAGAAAGATGAACAGAATGCAACAAAGCTTATCAAAAATTGCACAGCAACTTACCGTGAGCGTGGCAAGTCTACTGTTAGCTTTGATTTGAGTAGCTTGTAGTAATAAAACCCATAAGCAAATGCTTATGGGTTTTTGTTTATGTTTATTACTTATATAAGGATCGTACCATGAAAGCATATCTTATCTTCGTAACACTTGGATTCTCAACTACTGTATGGGCAGATAATGCGGTAGAAGCTTGTAAACAAGTATCACAACAAGGCTATAGCGTAACAAGCTGCCATCCTTTGTGATTTGAACCCATTAGACGTAATTGCCTAATGGGTTTGCTTTATAGTATAGACAGTACAGGTTACCAAATGAATCAAAGACAGCTAGAAGTACTAATGCACCCTAAGCATGTTAGAAGAGATGTTAGTGAAATTATTATCAAAAGCTTTAGTAAACAGATAGAACAATCTGTTAAAGCTATCCATAAATGGACAGAAGTATCTGAATATGAATCTAAAAACGCTCGTAAACAAGTACTATCTACACTGGACATACATAAACTAGTAGTAGATATATTTACTACTATTACAATGGTTACTCAAAAGCCATTACCGTATATATCTGTAGCTTCTCAAATAGCTATAGATAATATGTCTAAACTAGACAGTATCAAGACTGCTTGTGAATTGATTGCATTGCTTCAACATACTAAACTATATGTAATCAATAAAAACTACGATACTAGGTTAATTGAATCTCTTGTGGTACTGCCAAAAGATGCAGAAATTACTAAGCGTATTAGACTATCTTGTTTCTTACCACCTATGATAGAACCACCTAAGCCAGTAAACAACAACAGACAAAGCGGTTATCTAACCATCAATGATCATATTGTATTAGGCTATAAAGAGAATCAACATAATCAAAGACTATCCCTAGATGTGATTAATACTCTGAACCAAAACAAATATGTATTAGATAACTATGTTATGCAGAACTTTGAAAAACCTTGGTTTAAAGAAGTGTTAGAAGAATGTGAGCTGTCTTTACTAGATACGATTGACCAACAAAAATACTATGACCAAACTGTTACCTTTGAAAAGTACAAAGAGCAGCTTAAAGTACTAACTGAGATAATCAAAGATAAACCAATCTACTTCAACCATAGATACGATAAGCGTGGTCGTATTTATACAGTTGGTTATCACTTCAACACTCAAGGTACAAGCTATGAGAAAGCTTGTATTAACTTGTGTAAACAAGAGCTAATCACAGGTGAATTATGATTTATACATTTGATAGGTATAAAAATGTATCAGTAAATGCAAGCATTATCATGCTTGCTAGTTCAGAAAATGAATCCTACTCTGTTGGATGTTTAATAAATGATGAAACCATTGAACAAGCATTAAACAGACTTGGGATAGATTTTGATACAAGATATCCTGATTACATCATTCAATAACTTATATAAGGAATAACTATGAAAACCAAAGTAGTGAATAAATATAAAGAACCTTATGATGTTTATATAGGGCGTGGTAGTAAGTGGGGTAATCCTTACCCTATTACAGCTAACCAAGATAGAAAAACAGTTATTCAAGCATACAAAAAATATCTGTTAAACAGTCCAGAACTATTAAAAGATTTACATGAACTAAAAGGTAAAACATTGGGTTGTTTTTGTAAACCTAAACCATGTCATGGGGATATTTTAATAGAGCTTATAAACCAACTGGATAAACCAAAATCTGACTAACTTAAGGGCATACCATGACAATTATCAAAGCAACCCTATACAGTTACTATGAAAAAGAGTCTATAACTTTCTACTTTTATACTCGTAAGAGTAAGATTAAAGTAAGCAAACTTGTAGATGAAATAAGTAAACACCTGCCTATAAGTGCAGACTTCTCTAAAGAGCAATACTACTCTAAAACAATAAAATTAGAAGAGTTATTCTACGCAAATCTAGAAAATGATGAAGGTCAATTCTTATTAACATTTGACTTGATTAACCCTACTACAATTTAAGTGATATAAGCCTAAGATTACTTAGGCTTATTTTTTGATTACTTCTTGTTGTAGTTTTTGTTAGCTAAGACAGCAGTAGAAATATTACTGGCTTTCTTTATGGAATTTGTATGGAACAAAATTTTAGGTATATATGGCTATCACTTAATGACATAACTGACTCTGAAATAGATCATTTAATTGAGTTAATAGGCTTCTACGAAAATAATTCAAAGTACATAGTTTACTATCCGTCTATGGATTTCTTCCTTTGGCAAAAAGAAGTACCTGACCTAAGTAAAGATAAACGAGACCTTGTTACCAATTCGTTTACTGAGTTCATGGCAATAGTTAATGAGTATGTATTAAACCAAATATTAGGAATAGATTATGAATGACAAACTTTACTCCGTAATAAAATCCACTGATTTAAACCAAGAACATCTGGAGATATTAAAATCAGATAAAAAAATCAGTCCTTATGTTCAAAACGACGATTACATTATTTACTGCAAAACAAGAGATTACTTCTTCCTTTTTAACCTTACACCAAGTGTGCGAATACTTTCTGACATATATACGGACTCAAACCAATTTATGGAAAGAGTCGCACAATACCAACTGAATAACACATTAGGACTTACAGATGAGTAACTATTATTATTACGCTATTGTAACTGATAAATTATCTAAAAAAGATTATCAGCATATTAACAATTCATTCACTATATCTGTTAATCAACCTAATCCTACATACTTCATATATGGCTTAGAAACAAAAAGAGCTTATCTCGTTAGTTATTCATTCTCACTAGATGATGATTTAACTATTAAGTTCTTTCCTAATCTTAAAGCCTTGATTGAAGGTATTTATACCTATCGTTTAGATAAACTAATAGGAATATAAAATGAGATTGCATAGAGATCCAATTTCCATAGCTACTAATACCCTTACCAAAGAAGAAAAAGAGATTTTAGCAGAATTACTTCAGATAGATATACCTAACAACACCAAAGCTATTGTGTACTATTTTAACCTTGATGGTGCACAATGCTTCAATTTAGAAGTTTTTGCAAGATTATATGACCTTATAGACTCACTAGATGAGTTTATAGATATGGTGATAGAAAACAGAATGAATCTTGTGGTAGGTCTATATGCTGAATAATCAAATTAGGTATCTTAGTATCTTGGTAGAAAATCTGACTGAAGAAGAGAAGTCTTTACTTTGCAGAAGGGCTGTAACCCTATCATGGTCCAACCCTGAAGCTATTAAATCATTCTGCTATGTTACACGGAGTAACAATATTTACCCCTTCTGTTCAGCAACAAATGAAAAGATTGAAGGAGAATATGTTTGCTCTTCTTATCAAGAATTTAATGAATTAATTAACCTTTGGAAACTAGACAGACTATTAGGAATAAACCATGAAAGTATTTAATCCAATGCAGTATCTAGCCATTGATATAGCTAATCACTTTGGCTTAGATAAGTTAAATTATGAAGAGCGTATTGATTGGGTTAAAACCAATATAAATAGCCTAGAGAATATGACAGAGCAAGCAGAAGAACCTATTTTATTTGCTAAAGCAGTGCATGCTTTAAGGCAAACACAACAAGGTATACCTACAGGACATACAGTAGCATTTGATGCTACTTGTTCAGGGTTACAGCTAATGAGTCTATTAACTAACTGTAAGAGTGGAATGTCTTTAACGGGTTTGATTGACCCTAATAAGCGTTCTGATGCTTATACGCAGATTACTGAGTATATCAATTACCTGCTAAAACAAGATGGTATTGATAGTGTAGAAGTTAGTCGTAAAGATGCTAAACAAGCGATTATGACAAGCTTATATGGCAGTAAAGCTAAACCAAAAGAATTATTTGGTAAACAGTTACTACCCTACTTCTATAAAGCTATGGATGAATGTTGTACAGGTGCTATGGATTTACTATCATGGCTATTAAACTCATGGCAAGATATCCAAGTACAATCTTGGGTATTGCCTGATGGTCATACAGCATATATCCCTACGATGCAGCAAGTTACTAAAAGAGTCAGTATCAATGAGCTAAACTATACCCCAGTCGTAACTTACTATGAAAACATAGCTTCAGAGAAAGGTATTGCTAACGCTGCTAATGTTGTACACTCAGTAGATGCACTCGTATTGCGTGAATTGGTTCGTAGGTGTAACTATCACAAAGGTGAACTTAAGACATTCTTACGCTTACATACTAACGCAGAACAAACCAAACAAGTAGATGATACATTATGGATTAATGAACGATTTAAAGCCACTGGTTTCGCTTCTATCAGCTTTATTGAAGTTATTGAATACAATAACATTACTAAGGTCTCAAACGAGCTTAGAGAAGCTCTAGCGAACATCTGTGAGCACATATTAAGTCATCCTAAGTTTGAAGTGATTACAATTCATGATTCATTTGCTTGTTCACCTGTCAATATGCAACGACTTCGTGAACATTACAATAATATCTTAGTAGAGTTATATGAATCACACACTTTAGATGATTTACTAAGCCAAGTGTATCAAACAGAAATTACTGTCAATGTAGGAGAGAAAACATTATCAGAAACTATCCGTAATAGTAACTACGGCATTAACTAACAGTACCCGCCTTTGGCGGTTTTGTGGCTGTTTTAAAGCCATTATGAATGAATGATTAATGTATGATCCAAATGGGTAGTGAGCCAGTGGCTTGCTACCCATATTTTTTTTTTTTGATTTTAACCAAACCTAAAGCCTAACTACTTAAAATTCGTAAAAAAGTACTAAAGATACCCTAAACGCTATCACTATTTTCTTGGTGCTTTTACTTGTTAATTTACATTAATAAACAGTTTAAAACAGTATGAATACAACAACCTTTTTAAAGTCCCTTCCAAAAGGAAGAATTACGATTTTTCCTTCCAAAGATCCAAAGTATTGGCTCTGTGAACATATAGTAGAAGAGTTACTCACAACCTTCTATTTTGATATGGATACCCAAAAATGGGCATTTCTTTCAGCTACTAAACTTAACTAAGAAAGGTGCATTATGAAACTAAACACACATGATATTAACTGGATTGTCAATGAATACCAAGCAGGACGCACAACCCAAGAAATTGCCACTGACACTGGTATGAGTAGACAGAATGTTAAACGAGCATTAGCAGAAGCAGGTTTACTGACTTTATCTTGGTATAAAACCAGTGAAGAAAATAAGATGCTAATTGCCTTGGCTTCCAAAGGCATTAGTAATGTAACCCAGTTGCTAGAGAGACTATAAGGAATAATTATGGGCTTAGATACATATTTATATGCAATAGCTGAAGACAAAGATAACCGTGATGAAGAAGGTAGACGACGCTTTGAAAAGGATTTAGAAACAATTGCTTATTGGCGTAAATGTTATCCTTTATGTGATTATTTTTTATCCATGAAAAGTGATCTTCTTGATGAAGATGGGAACTATGAATACATTCCCATTACTCAAGGTGAGTTATCAGAGTTTTTAGATATAAGCCTAGACGACTACTTTAATAACTCAGTGCTGGGTGTAGATGAAGAAGATGAATACTCTAAAATGTATGATGGTGATATAGAAACGCTAAGGCAAGCTATAGACCATATGAAACAATTACCTAATCATAATTTCTATCTTTTAAATTTGTGGTAATTATGAGGATCACGAATGACTTGTACTCTTATTCATAAATATGAGCTTTTATATAAGCTTGAATATACACCTATTCATCCACGATATGAATTAGATACTGAATTTGATTCTATTGATGGTAAGCTCACATTTTCTATTTCAACAGATGATACCCATGATGTTGCTGTCCGTTTAATCTTTAAATTTGATATTGATGCAGATAACATGCTGCATATTTACACCACTGGTTTAAATGAAAGCTTACTAAATGAGTTTCTGACATATCTCGCTATCTGCGGTATCTACTATAAACTTCAATAATCTTATCCATACTCTTAACTAATTAAGGTAATACTATGAATATCACACTTAAGCAAGCTGAAAAGCTGATGTACCCGCTATTAAACAACAAGATTGTTCCTTTTTTACACTCTAGCCCAGCACTGGGTAAATCAAGCTTAGCTAAAACTGTTGCAGCTAAAGCCAAGTTAAAAGTCATTGATTTACGACTTACTGAACTAGACGCAAGCGACTTAAACGGTTTACCTTACTTTAATGAAGGTAAAGCACAGTATCTGCCATTTAATACTTTCCCAATCCAAGATACAGAAGTACCTGATGGATATAATGGTTGGTTACTTCTGTTAGATGAATTAAACTCAGCATTGCCTAGCGTACAATCAGCAGCCTATAAACTAATTTTGGATAGACAAGTAGGTCAGTATAAATTACATGATGATGTTTACATTATCGCTTGTGGTAACTTAGATACAGATAATGCAATTACTTATCCGTTATCAAGTGCATTGGTTTCACGATTTGCTCATTTCTACATTGAACCTAATACAAAAGAATGGACAGACTGGGCATTGGATAATGATATTGATATTCGCATCATCTCTTTTCTTGGTTTCATGCCCAGTCATCTGTATAAGTTTAATCCTGATAGTACTGAACCCTATGCTTCACCTAGAACATGGGAAATGCTATCTAAAGCACTATCAGAACTAGAAACCATTGATACAACTCATCTACCATTACTGGCTTCATTAATTGGTGATGGTATTGCACAGGAGTTTATGCAATATCTAAAACTTGCAGATAAAGTACCTAAGCTAGAAGATATTATCAATAATCCAGAGAAGGTAGCAGTACCATCAGAGCTTGGTCTGCAATGGGCAACTACATCTATGGTTACATCTAGTATTGATAATAGTAACTACGCTAAGTTAGAGATTTATCTAAGACGCTTCAATATGGAAATGCAAGTTGTTGCATTACGCTATATTGTTAAACATTACCCAAACCTTGTAACTAAAACTTCAGAGTGGAGAAAAGTGTTAGCAAGTGAAATCTTTATCTAAGGATATACCGTGAATTTACAGAAATTAGAAAAAGAGTTGAGTAGAGTGAAAATCATGCTGATGGGTAAACCATCAGCAGTTTTTTTAGCTTATGCAATTCTTCATATACCTACTGTTTTTAGTAATAAAGTAGCGACAGCAGCAACGAATGGTTTACGCATTGAAATTAACCCAAAATTTTTTCAAAATTTAAACCAAGAAGAAAGACAGTTCTTATTAGCACATGAAGTCTTACATATCTTACTTAGCCATATGACACGACTAGGTACAAGAGACCAAAAGAAATTTAATATTGCTGCTGATTATGTTATTAACACAACTTTAGTGCATCAGGGATTTACCATGATTAATGGTGGATTCTATGACAAACAGTATCTTAATTGGTCAGCAGAGCAAGTCTATAATGACTTATCTGATGATACCATTTCTAACCTATCCTCTAATACCAGTAATCATTCTGAAGCTGGTTTTGGTGATTCAGATATTCCTTCAAAATTAAGTACACAAGACATTATTTATGCAGATCCTAACGAAGCTGAGAAAGTAGCACAAACAACCCAAGAAATAGCCATACAAGCTTCTTTGCAGGCTTCTATGCAAGGTGCAAGTAGTACTGTACCACACTGCGTACAAAGGCTATTAGATGAGCTTACAAAGCCAAAGGTAAACTGGAAAACAGTGTTAAGAAAGTATGTGTTTGACTTAGCTAAAACTGATTATTCTTGGCGTAAACCAAACAGAAGACTATTAACACATGGATACTATTTACCTTCTTTAGGTGGTAATTGTTTATCCAAGATTAGCTTTGCTATTGACACTTCAGGGTCAGTTAGCCCAAGACAATTCAATGAATTTCTAAGTGAAGTAGCCGCAGTTTTTAAACTACTAAAACCAAGACAATTAGATATTCTGCAGTTTGATCACGAACTACAAGACCATACAACTGTTAAATCTCTACCTCAGTTTACAACACTAAAATTTAAAGGATGCGGTGGTACTTGTCCTGAAGTTGCTGTAGAAGCTTTTATGAAAACAAACAGCAAAGCTTTATTTGTAATTACTGATGGTTATTTTCGGAATGAAGATGCTATTCCTAAACCAAGACAACCAGTAATTTGGGTAATCTTTGATAACCCAAGTTTTAAAGCACCATTTGGGAGTGTAATCCATGTCAATAGTACTTAACAATGAACAAGAACTGGCTAAGAATGAACTGTTAGAGTTCATTCTAACGCCTAGTGAGCTTAAACAAGATAGTATCATTGTGTTATCAGGTGCAGCAGGCACGGGTAAAACAACGCTACTTAAGTCTGTCATAGACAACTATAAAGCAATTAAAGAGTTAAATAAAATAATCAATATGCCTACCACACAAATAAGGTGGGAATTTACTACTATGACCCATAAAGCTGCTCGTGTATTATCGCAAGTAATTAAATTACCTGTAAATACATTACATCATGAACTTAGAATCAGACCTCTGAAACATGGGTATTATTTTTGTGGGTATGATCTATATCTAGAACCAAGTATGGATAAGAAAATCATTGTTGTAGATGAAGCTTCTTATATAGATTCTGAAGTATTAAATTATATCTGTGAATTGGTTTCCAAAGAACCAAAGCTACAATTTATTTTAATAGGTGATCCTTATCAATTACCACCTGTAGGTATGGATCATGCACCTGTATTTAATGCTGGCTTTAAAACAGTACACTTAGAGCAGTCAGTTAGACAATCTAATGCACCACACTTAGCACAGACTGTAAATACACTAAGACAAGCAGCAACACAAGGTAAACTGCATACAATTAAAGCAGATAATAAAGAAGTCTTATATCTAGATAAAAAAACTTGGGATAAACAAATTATCTCAACACTTAATCAAGGTATCTTTGCTAAGGTGATTCAATATACCAATCCCCAAGTACAAGCTTCTAATAAAAAGATCAATAGACAACTTACTGGTAATCGTGAAATTGAAGTAGGTGATACTATGGTTATCTATAGAAAGTTACTTGATGGCTGTATAGTCCCCTTAGATAGTGAAGTTACTGTTGTAAGTATTTATCGTTATCACCCTAATGGTACATCAGAGTTACAGTTACCCTATTATGATCTTCGTTTAGAAGATAACTCAGGCACTATGCATCAACGATTAGTTATACAGGACTATAAAGCATATACAGAACTTGCAGCACAGTATAAGACCCCTAGAAGTGGTCCACCCTATATATGGCATTTAATACACGCTTATGCCTGTACAGTACATAAATCCCAAGGTAGTACTTATGATGAAGTATTCATCAATTTAAACAGTTACAGATCTGTTTATAAAAATAATCCTGCCATGGCTTTGAAACTACTCTATGTTGCTGTAAGCCGTGCAAGAAACAAAGTCTATTTCACAGGAGATATTGGCTAATGGCAAATACAAGAGATAGAGTTCATCTAGGTATTAAGATTGTAAGGGAGATTTTAAATCCCTTACTTAAACAAAAAAATGACATCTTAACCCAGTTATTAGATGCACATTTTGAAAGCACTGGGTCAAGAATTGCAATTTATAAAGGGGAGATCATTGCTCATAATACACAGAGTAAAGATCCCCCTAAATTGTTGCATAAATCATTAGCAGGTTATGTGGATTCCCTACATGAGACTGAAGATCGCTACAATAGTTATTTTATACAGATGAGTAGGTATATTACTCAACAGACTCATACACACCCCAATGAAACAGTATTTCATTTCTTTCCAGTAGAAGTATTTCAAGAATATGTGGGTAGACCGCCAGATGTTAAGCGTACTGATGAACACATTCCTGAATTTCTCAAAGAAATTATTGCAGAAATGAAACTATTAAGGAGTTTATATGCTTAGTTGTGATTTTCATGAAAAACCTGATGTTGCGATATTAATTAAAGGCAGTTATTTTGATGAAACCAAACTAAACAGATACTATGTACAGCCCCTAAGTAAATTAGGGGTTAATCAATTAATGGCAATAGAGCTGGTTTACCCTGAAAAAGGTAAATTATCTGTTGCCATTGCTCGTAAGAATATCTTAAAGCTACTACCTGCATTAGCCAATCATGGGATTAAATACTTATATGTTGCAGATGCAACCTACTTTAAAGCACTGACAGGACAAAATAAAGCAGATACACATTTAGGCTATGTATTACCTTGTAAACTCAAAGATTATGAGCACATGCAAGTTATCTTTGGTATCAATTATGGACAGCTACTTTATACCCTAAATGCAAGTACTAAACTGGATTTGACACTGCAAACATTAGCAGAGCATTACCAAGGTAATTATGTTACTCGTGGAGATATCATTAAAACTGCTTTATACCCTACTAATGATGAGATTGATGATGTACTAATCAGATTAAAACAGTACCCTGCACTAGCATGTGATATTGAAACAACTGGTTTAGAGCTTGGTAGTGAATTATATTCTATTGCTTTTGCATGGAGTCAACATGAAGGTTGTGCTTTTAAAGTAACAGACAAAGTACAACTAAAAAGATTCTTTGAATCTTATAGCGGAGTACTTATCTTTCATAATGCAACTTTTGATATTAAGCATATTATCTATCACTGTTTTATGGATAATCCTAGGGACTTTAAGGGCATGATACATGGGTTACATACCATGTGCCGTAATATTGAAGATACCAAGATTATCGCTTATTTAGCGACTAATAACACTCAAGGTAATATCCTTGGTTTAAAAGAGCTAAGCCATGAGTTTGTTGGTAATTACGCTATTGATGTAAAACATGTATTAAACCACCCATTAGCAACTGTCTTAGAGTATAACTTAAAAGATACCTTAGCAACTTATTGGGTATTTAATAAATATAAGCCTAAAATGCTTAGCGACAATCAAGACAGTATTTACAAAACTATTATGCTACCCAGCATTAAGACCATCATTCAGATTGAGTTACATGGTATGCCAATGAATATGGATAAAGTTGTTGTAGTAAAAAAACAACTACAAAACCAAGCCAATGATGCTTTAGAGCAAATCTATGCTTCTGAGCATGTCAAGGCAGTTACTCATGAACTTCAAACCAAAGAGCTTGAGAAGATTAATAGTAAACTTAAAACCAAACAACATACCCTTGATAAAGTCAAAGACTTACAGTTTAAACCAAACAGTACAGCTCACCTTGCTATCTTATTATATGATTATCTTGGTTTACCTATACTGGATTACACACCCAATAAACAACCTGCTGTTGGTGCAGGTACTATTGAGAAGCTCATTCAACATACCCAAGATGATACCATTATAAGTCTACTGACTGCTTTACTTGAATATGCAAAAGTTCAAAAGATTTTATCTACTTTTATTCCTGCATTTGAAAAAGCACAACAAAAAGACGATTGGCATTATCTGCATGGTTCTTTTAACCTTGGTGGTACTTTATCCAATCGTCTAAGTAGCAGTAATCCAAACTTACAACAACTGCCCAGTGGCAGTACTTATGGTAAAACCATCAAACAATGCTTTCAAGCACCTGATGATTGGTTATTTGTTGGTGCAGATTTTAATGCATTAGAAGATAGAATTAATACCCTACTCACCAAGGACCCAAACAAGCAAAAAATTTGGATTGATGGCTATGATGCCCATTGCTTTCGTGCTTATTATTACTTTGCCAATCAGATGCCTGATATTATTAATACCAAAGAAAGTATTAACTCTATTAAGCATAAGTATCCAGAACTACGTCAAGAAAGTAAAGCACCCAGCTTTGCATTACAGTATGGGGGACAGTATTTTACTTTAATGAAAAACTGTGGATTTTCTGAAAGTAAAGCCAAAGAAATTGAAGCTAATTATCATAAGATGTATGAAGTCTCTGATGCTTGGACACAAAGAAAGTTAGAGCAATGTGCAAAACAAGGCTATATTGATGTTGCCTTTGGTTTACGCATCAGAACACCGGTAGTAGGTAAAACAGTACTGAATACTTCTAAGACCCCTTATTTGGCTTCAGCAGAAGCTCGTAGCGTGGGAAATGCTATTAGTGGGCAAAGCTATTGCCAACTGACAAATAGAGCGATTAATGAGTTTATGGAGCGTGTATGGGCTTCTGAATATCAGTATGACATTATGCCTGTTTGTTTAATCCATGATGCTATCTATTTAGTGATTAAAAATGATGTAGAAATCGTTAAATGGGTAAATGATAACTTGATTAACTGTATGCAGTGGCAAGAATTACCTGAAATCAGACACGATCAAATTAAATTAGAAGCAGAATTAGGTATTTTTTATCCTGATTGGTCTAATGAGATTACACTCAATAATCACAGCTCAACCAGTGATATTATCACTACATGTTCTAATAAGGATTAATAATGATTCATGATAAACCCGTACTATGTACAACCAAAGAAGCCCTGTTGGAATTAAGTATTCCAACTGAAGGTTCTCATATCATACCTATACCATTAGAAAAAGTGCAGAACTTGCCCTTGCATTTTATAAGCCAAGACATTGTAGATGTGGATATTATTGTAGGAGAGCATTACCCCCAAATCATTCCTTATGTTGTATTAACGACAGTTAATGAGTTTTTAACTTACTATAAATCAGACAATGTAGGTGAACAAAACCGCTCTATTGGTTTTGGTGTGCATATTACTTATGATGACCAAAAAGGCACTCTAACACAAACACTGATTCAAGCTGTTGTTAAAGATTTAAAACAAAAATTAAATTATGATACTACTGATGATTTAAACTTCCCTGAAGAAGTGTTTGTACTGGTTAAAAATGACCATCAAACCAGTAGATTACATATAGGTATTTTACTGGCTTTAGAAGTAAAATTAGATGAAGTCTTTTTAGATGAGTCTATTGCTGGTATTAAATGGCAAACATTAGATAGATTGGTTTTGAATATAGATGAATACCAACCTTGGTCTCAACTTATTATAAAAACTTTTATAGATTCTGATTAATTATCTAACCAATAACTACTACATACAGTGTAAAATATACAATCATCACACTATATGTAGTAGGTTTAAATGTATCACCGTAAACTTGAAAAGTATAAAGAATACGAAGGTATGAAAAATGCCGTTGTAGGTAAAGGAGAGCTTATTTATGTCAGCACGCCACTTGGTGATGCTTATAGAGCACCTTGTGGTGCTTTGATTTATGACAGAGATGAAGCTCTTGAATACGCCCATAAACTAGATATTCTTATCAGAAAAAATACCGTATTATTTACCCAAAGAAAACTTAAAGGAAAAGCTTATGAACACAAATAACCCAATTACAGCTATTATTGATTGGTTTAAAAAAGCCAAACCACAGCCTAGTATCAAGAATATTTTTACGCAATTAGGTTGTCATTTTGAAGAGATTTCAGAGATGTTAGATACTATTCCTGAGTGTGAAGTAATGGCAAGTGAAATGAATGACGCTGCTATTGATCTAAAGACATTAGATATTGATGTCTATGGTGAACAAATGGAAAATACTATCTCAGTCATTGATAAAGTAGAATTGTTAGATAGTTTATGCGACCAAATCGTAACAGCATTAGGCGTAGGTTATGATTTAGGTTTTGATATGGAAGGTGCGTTATGGGAAGTCATCAAATCTAATTACTCTAAATTTGATGATGATGGTAATCCTATTTTTGATGAAAATATGAAAATCAGCAAAAGCAATAACTACTTTAAACCAAACTTAGAAAAGTATATTTAATCAATCCAGCTAATAAAATAGCCTTAGATACTCTAAGGCTATTTTATTTATTTGTCTATTTATTTATGCTTGTTAAACGCTTTTCGTAGTTTTATATGGTACTGGTTTTTAGCAAATCCTGCACCATTATACCCTTTAGCAAAAACACTCCATTGACACTGTTTTAACGGGATAATGAGCTTATTGGTTTTAATAAAGCGAAGCATTGCATCTATCTGTGATGCTTCATCTTTATACATTGCATTAACAAATGCTTGTAGTGATGGATAGCCTAAAGATTTCCAATGAAAACCCATCACTTGACCCATACCCCATGAACAAGACTCTAATGCTGTATCACGCTCATATTTACTTGCCTGCTCTAATCTACCATGTTGTGATGATGATAAACCATATCTATAAGTACCCCATTTTGGATAGCATAATTGGGGTTTTTCTTTAGTAAGTTTATCTCTTAGTGTGATTTTTCTTTTTTGAGTAAGTAGCCTATACATAATATGTGGTTCATACAGTATCTTAGGCAATCCATTTAAAAACCCACGACCACTTGATTCAACTTCTATCACAGCTTTGAGGCAAGCAACATCAATATCATACTGCTTAGCAAGTGCTTTAATTTGTTCCTCTGTAATTAATTTAGACACAGTTATCCTTATTTAAAAATAGCTTTAAAAGTTTCTTTAATTTCAGTAACGATTTGGGGTAATGTTTTATTGGTTGTAGATAGTAAGACGGCTTGATAAATAATACCAACCACAGTCATACCAAACAGTGAAGCCAACATCATAATAAATCCTTGAGAAATGGGACTTAAATGTAGCCAACCATAAAACTCAATCAACCAACTACCCGCAAAAAACCCAAATACAGCACTGAATGTAAACTTAATCAGCACAATTAAACTTAAATGTAGCCTACCTTCTTTATCAATTTCCTCTGTCAAGGACATAGCAAAGACTGCAGCAACCACAACAGCAAATACTTTTACAAGAAAAGATATGTCTGTTAAAGAATTTGGCATAGCAACTCCTATCCTTGATACACAAAACATGTCTATTGTACTTGCTTTAAACCAAAGAAAACTAATTAGATTATCTATCTAAAACCGCTCTTTGATATTCTGTTTAACTTAAACCCACTAAGGAGATTTTATGACTTTATCCACCGCTAAAGTAATTGCACATACCTGCCCTACAAAAGATATACCAGCAAAAACTGCCAATGAGTTTATTGCTTATGTTGCTCGTGTATCTAACCCATCAAACCAAGATAATACAGAGACTTCTGATAAGCTTATTAACTACTTACTAAATCATAAACACTTTAGTCCTTTTGAGCATTACTATGTAACTTTAGAGATTGAAACACCCAAAGACATTTCAATTCAGTTACTTAGACACAGAAGTTTTGTTTTTCAGGAGTTTAGTGGCAGATACCAAGATATTAACGCCATGGATAATCCATTCATTATCCGTGAAACAAGATTACAAGATAGTAAGAATAGACAGAACTCATTAGAGAATACGGATAAAACTTTAGATTTTGCTTGGAAGTTTGCCCAAAGCGAATTACTAAGACAAGCACAAGAACTCTATAAAAATGCACTACAACAAGGCATTGCTAAAGAAGTTGCAAGAAGTGTTTTACCTATTGGCTTAACGAAATCTCGTTTATACATCACAGGTAATGTCCGTTCATTTATTCACTATCTAACAGTACGATTAGACCCAACAACTCAAAAAGAGCATAGACAGCTTGCCATAGCTATTTATGATGCTTTATTGCCTTACTTTAACTTGGATGCAATTGAGGAGCTTAAAGGTGCCAAAGAAGCTCAACAAGCGTAAGAGTACAAGACAAAAAGTATTTAAAGGTTATTTAAAAATACCCATAGATACAGATTGTACTACTGAAGAATTAAATGCTAAATCAGTTAGAACAGGAGACTGGATTTACCATAGTCCTAAGATTTTAAAAAAAGGTATTAAAAGACATTGGTACATTAACTTATATCTTTATAATGTGGTTGGAGAATTTACCTTAATTCATTATAAAACTGCTAAAGTAGATAAGACCCATTTTAATGCTGTCATAGACGAAGCATTAAATGAAGCCAGTGAACATCCTTTACTTGATTACAGTAAATCTTATATGACAGTGAGTTGTTAATGAAATACCAAATTAAACCCCTTAATTGGGTAGATGAATCCAGTATTGGCATGACCCATACTTATCATTATAGACCTGAGCATGACAGGTATAGACTAACGATTGTGAATAGGATTAAACCAAATGCTCGTAATATCTTAATGGATTTTGATAGTATTGATGAGATTATAGACTTTGCTAATAAACATTATGTATTAAATAGTCATTATTTTTTGGAAAAAGTAAATGAACCCACAACAACAACAGCGTAAGCAACTAAGGCAATTATTTGAGACTAATACAGAAGGTTATATTTTCTTAAGCCAACTAAAGAAAATCAGTCCATCTGACCCTATGATTAGGGACATTGCTCATTATTATGACTATGTACCTGTCTATAGAAACAAGACATCAACTAAGATTATTGCATACAAACACCGTACACTGTCTGACGATATTTTTTAAATTGGAGATAACATATGACCCTAGAACAAACCCTTGAACAAAGGAAAAATACCCACGGTAATTTTAAAGAGAACAGTGCAATCAGTATGGGTTTAAAATCTATGTTCAGAGATCATGGTAATTTCTACTTTATGCCTAGATACCAGCAAGAAGCTTTAGATATGATTGCTCATAAAATCTCTCGCTTAATTGCTGGAGACTCTTATTTTATAGACACTTGGCGAGATATTGCAGGTTATGCTCAGTTAGTTGTTAATGAGTTATCTGATGACCCAAAAGCCACAGATGTCGTTCAGCAATACACCAAAGCAGATCAGCTAAAATTACCTTTGTAATCCTTAATTGAATTATGATGGAGTCTCCTAATTATGGAGACTTTTTTATGATTTATGTCAAAGACAACTATACGCTAGAAAATGAGCAGACAGTGATTTTACTAGAAGCTTATCCTGAAACTTTATTTACCAACAGTAGTGATGAAGAGGCGGTACTTGAGTATTCTCATGACGGTACAAAATGGAATACTCTATTAACTTTAGCTCCTAAACAAAAACAAACTACTGCTGTTACTTCTCGCTATATCCGTCAAACCACTCAAACAACTGTAGAAGCCAAAGCTGTAGGTAATCACATTACCCCCCTGGTTTTAGCAGGTAATCCCTTACATTCAGGGGCAGATTTTAGTAATTATATTACTAAACCTCAGTTAGACAGTGTGATTGCTAAAGTAAACGATAAAACTGCTTTATTAGCAACACAAGAACAACTACAAACCGCCACCCAAACCCAAACAAGAGCATTAACAGCAGAAACACAGCAAAGACACTCACAGATTGATACCATCAATCAAACCATCACAAGAAACAAGCAAGCACAAGATGAACTAATCAATCAAAAAGCCAATCAAACAGCACTGGCTGCTTTAGAAGCCAAAGTTACAGCAAATACAGCCAAAAACCAAAGCCAAGATACAGAGATTGCCAAGAAAGCCAATCAAGCATCATTGACAGCAGAGACAACAGCTCGCAATCAAGCCATTGAAGCAGTAAAAGGAACAATCGCAAACAATAAACAAACACAAGATGGTATTATTAATCAGCTAAGAGCTGATATGGCTACCAAAGCCAATCAATCTGCTTTAGACACAGAAACCGCTAACCGTACTTCTGACATTGCTGGTTTAACCCAAACAGTAAACACACACAAACAGCAATTAGATGGACAAATCCGTGCATTAGAGCAAAACAAAGTAGATAAAAACACACTCAATCAACAGCTTAATGCTAAAGCCAATCAATCAGACATAGATAGAATTAACACAACTATTGACCAAAAAGCCTTAAAGCTAAATCAAGTTACCGCAGGTAATGGTCTAACTGGTGGGGGTACACTGGCTAACTCTTTTCAGATTGTTCTAGGTACACCCAGTACCATCACCCAAAACAGTACTAATACAACCACAGCAACCAGCCACAGTCATGCAATTGATAGAGCAACAACAACCCAAGCAGGTATTGTAATCTTATCTCATGAAACCAGCGGTACAAATAAAACAAAAGCAGCGTCTGAATTTGCTTTGGGGGAAGTCAGACGCTTAATGAATAACTTAAGCAATCCAACCAGAGACCAAACACCTAATTTATCTTTATTGACATGGTCAAGTATCACTGATAAGCCACAAAGCTTTACACCGTCATCCCATGTGCATCAAGCAAGTGACATCGCTGATCTGCACACAATATTGTCAAAATATGCTACTAAAGACGAAATCCCGCAAATCAATACTGACGGATTGACGATTGATACATCAAACTTAGCAACAAAAACCAGTGTTGAAACACTTGCAAATAAAGTAACTGAAGCTTCAGAAGCGTTAAAATCTGAAACTAAGTTACGAGCTAATTCTATTGCAGCTATTGACAGTAAAATCACTGCTGAAATTGATCGCAGATCTAAGAAAGATACAGAACATGATGATGAAATTGCGTCATTAAAACGCACGAAAGCTGATCTATCGCACACACATACAATGAGCGAAGTTACTGATCTAAGTGCTGAATTAGAGCGTTATGCGTTAAAAACAGAGCTAAACAATATCAGTGTTGATACTTCACATTTAGCTACTAAATCAAGTGTTAATGAGCTGTCTGAACAAATCGCTACGAAAGCTGATCAATCACACAGACATACGATTACCGAGGTCTCTGGGTTACAGGGTATTTTAAACAATAAATTAAATTCAAATGCGTCTGCTGCTTCTGCTCAAAAACTGACAACACCACGGCGTATTAATGGCATTGCATTTGATGGTACACAAGATATTACTTTACCTACCCCTACTGCCAATGTATCTTGGTCAGCTATCAGCAATAAACCAACAAATTTTACACCGTCAGCACATAGACATGCGATTAGTGATATTACTAATTTACAGCATGAATTAGATAATAAAGCACCAAGAAACCACAGCCACACTTGGAATAGTATTACTAATAAACCAGCAAACTTTACGCCATCAGCACACAGACATGCGATTGGTGATATTACTAATTTACAGCGTGAATTAGATAATAAAGCATCAAGAAATCACAGTCACACTTGGAATAGTATTACTGATAAGCCTACAACACTCACAGGCTATGGTATTACAGATGCTATGCGGACAGACACAGATTCAGAAACCACAGGATTAATCAGTATTAACCGTGCTGATAGCTATATACAAGGTAAACAAGGCAGTGTGAGACGCTGGTATGTTGGTAGTGGGTCATCATCAAACCATAATGTCCAGCTTAGCAATTTAACCCATAACACACAGCTTGAGCTTACAAATAACAGAATTACCAGTAACAAACCTTTATATGTAGGTACAAGACGGGTTTTATTAGAGGGTGATGAAACAGCATCTACAACCGTCCAAGTAACTAACCACCCAACTATTACTTTAACTCTTGGTGCAACATTAGAGATGACCACTTTTGTCTATTCCAATGGGCGTATTGTACATAGATTAAATTATAAGAATATGACGAAACCAGCACTTACTGCACTAACTTCATCTAGTTCTCGTACCAAAACACTGACAGTAAACTTACCCACAGCAATGCCAAGACAGGTTGTGCAGGTTAATGCTCACTTCTACGACAGTGGGTACATTGGTTATGCTTCTTCTCTTTTGGCTGTGTGGAAACTAAGCGAAACTACTAACAGTACAGTACCACTAAAAATATCAGATACAAATAGTTCTAGTAATTTTTCAGGTTTTTCAGATTTAGTTGTTACTATAGAGGGTTTTTAATGCACTATATTAAATTAATTGATGACAAGGGTCATTTTGAATTTATTCATGAAGATTTTTTATATCTATATAGCGATACAGCAGATTTTATTGCGATTGCTCAGGAAGATTATCAAACTTATGTTCAATCTGTAAACCAAGAACTCATCTACCAACATGGTAAGATTATTAGTCTAACTAATCAAATATCTGCTGATGAGATAAAACAAACAAACCAAGAGCTGGTATGGTCAGATATCAAAGATAAACGAACCAAGCATACACATTCAGGTGTTTATATTGCTTCAGTAGATAAATGGTTTCATACTGACGAATCTAGCCGTATTCAGTATTTAGCATTAATAACATTACCAAGCTTGCCTGATAACTTGCAATGGAAGACTATGGATAATAGTTTTATTACATTAACAAGACCGTTACTCACTGAATTAACATCTGCTATGTTAATCAAAGAACAGCAAGATTTTATGAATGCAGAACGACACAAACAGCTGATGATGCGGGTAGATAATCCTTTGGATTATGACTACTCAGACGGATGGAGTGCTATTTATGCATAGAAAAGTTTATTTAGCATTATATAAAGGGAGAGCTGACAAGTTCTCTTATCGTTTTTATGATGCAGTGACACGCTTTTTCACACGGGGTCAATACTCACATTGTGAGATTGCAGTACACATTCACAACAACATTTATCAATGCTATTCATCGTCAATTCGCAATGGCGGTGTGCGTCGCAAATCAATGATGCTCGATGACAAATGGGACTTAATCAAGCTGGATATTGATGAGTCGCAAATCAGACATTTTTACGGTGCGACAAAAGGATCGGGCTATGATCTCTTAGGTGCTTTAGGTGTTGTTTTGGGATTACGGCAACATCCAGACAAATACTTTTGTAGTGAATGGTGCTTTGAAGCGATCACAAACAAGCAAGATGGCTGGCGATTTAGTCCCAATGACTTATACGCAATAAAATCAATTTTAACTCGACGACATTAATGTCGGTGACATACCCACAGCCCTTGTAAATCAAGGGCTTTTTTAGGAGCAAAAAAAAATGAGCGAAAATGCCAAATTACTTTAGTGCTTACCAATACAGCTATACTTATTGAAATTCATATTAAATACCGCCTTTGGCGGTATTTTGGTTTTGTATTTTATTGATGGAGCAATCTATGAACTATACAAATAGGCAAAACATTCCCCTACCATTAGCAGTATTTTTAGCAACAGATAATTATGATGGTTCTGATGATGTCATCAGTGCCACAACTTTATTAAAACCAATCAGACAGATCATCCTAAGCCAAAGGTTATCCTCATTAGATAGCTTTGTAGATATTGCTGATTTGGTTTCATCTCGTATGGGCAGTGCTATTCACACAGCCATTGAGCATGCTTGGCTTAATCCAAATGATGCACTTAAATCACTTGGCTTTAATGATAAAGTCATCTCTAAGATTAAGATTAATCCTGAACAAGCAAACCCATCAGATATTAATATCTACATGGAAAGACGCAGTAGTAAAACCATTAACGGTTATACCATTTCAGGTAAGTTTGATTTTGTTGCTGAAGGACAGGTACAAGACTTTAAATCTACTTCTGTTTACACCTACCTTAATCAAACCAAAACTGATGACTATAGACTACAGGGTTCTATTTATCGTTGGCTTAATCCTGATATTATCACCAAAGATTACATGACCATTCATTATATCTTTACGGATTTTAATAAAGCAGAGTCCTTTAGGAATAAAGATTATCCCCCCAATCGTATACACAGCCAAAAGATACCACTACTTTCACTAAATGAAACACATACTTGGATTACAGATAAAGTAAATCAAATAAAGCAGTATCAAAATACTGATGAAGCTGAACTGCCTTATTGCACTGCTAAAGACTTATGGCGTAAACCTACCCTATATAAATATTACAAAGACCCAAACAAAACAGACAGAAGTACCAAAAACTTTGATTCTATGTCTGAAGCCATTGCTTATATGACAACCAAGCATCATGGCAAGGGTATTGTGAAAGAAGTCAAAGGACAAGTAGTTGCTTGTAGATACTGTCCTGCATTTCATTTATGTACCCAAAAAGACAGTTATATCAATAGCGGAGAATTAATTGTATGAAAATTAATGATTATTTAGAGATACACCAAGATGATTTACCTTGTCATTGCCGTGTAAGTAACATTTCAAAAGAGTATGCATCACAGCATGGTGAATCTTTACTTGTGACAGCTATCGTTGTTGAACCCATGTATAAGAATATTTATCCACACAATCAAGAATTAGCTGAGTATATGGAAGAAAACAAAGATACCTATATCCGCAGAGCTTTAGCAGATAATGGTAAATTATATGACTATGCTATTAAGGAGTAATTAATGAGTGATGCTCATTTTATGACTTTTAGTCTTATTGGCTTAACCGTTTTCTTTTATCTCTTACATGAGCTTGTGAGTTTTTGGGGGAGAAGAAAATGAATGGATTTATGACAGTAACTGCTTTGAATCTGATTCTAGTTTACTGTTTTTACTATTTTACCTTAGATGCTAAAAGCGGTATTTATATCTATACATATTTAATGACTGCTTTTATTGTTTATCGTTTCGTTCATATTTATTGTGGAAAATTACCATGAAACCAATAGAAGAAATGCACTATCACCCTACTAGTGAAAGACTTGTAGAGATATTGCAAACCAAGACACAGAACAACAATCCTTTATTCTTTAGAGTGATTGTTGCTTATTATTTAGCTCTCATGGCTTCTCACATGCGTGTTAGTATCAAAGGTTGGACAGGTAAGAAAACCATACCAGTAAACCTATATGGTATTGCACTTAGCCCATCAGGCTCAGGCAAGGGACACAGTACAAGCCTTATGGAAAATGAAGTTATTAATACTTTTAAATCTGTATTCTTAGAGCATACTTTTCCTATCACAGCAGAACAGAATTGTGAAGCCATTGCAGCTAAACGAGCTACTCGTAATGGCACTGACATTGAAGATGAGCTACATAAATTAGCTAAAGCATTTCAAGAGCTGGGTGCATTGTTATTTAGTTTTGATAGTGCAACAGTACCTGCTATTAAGCAGATGAGACAAAAGCTATTAATGGCAAATGCAGGCTCATGTAACCTACAAGTAGATGAAATTGGTGCTAACTTCAGCGGTTCTATAGAAGCTCTAACAGCCTATTTAGAGCTATATGATAAAGGTTTAATCAAAGATAAATTGGTTAAATCCAGTGCAGAGAACACACGCTTTGAGCGTATTGAAGGCTATACACCTGCAAATATGCTCTTGTTTGGTACACCAACAAAACTACTAGATGGTGCTAGAACTGAAGAACAATTCTATGAAATGCTTGAGATGGGTTATGCACGAAGATGCTTTTTTGGTTATGCAGATAGAGCTTCTAAGCAGACTAAGCTATCTGTAGATGAAGTCATGGCTCAGCTATTTAATGAAGATGATGATGACTTCATTGAAGAACTCTCAGACAAGTTTGGTTTGTTAGCAGACTTATCATTAATCAATAAAACAATTAGCTTACCAACAGCATCTGTTGAGTTATTGATTGAGTATAAACTCAACTGTGAAAAAGCAAGTAGTGAGTTTAGTGAACTTGAAAGTATCAAGAAAGCAGAACTAGAACACCGTTATTTCAAAGTGATGAAACTAGCAGGTGTTTATGCGTTTATTGATCAACAAGATGAAATCAGCCCACAGCATATTGAATATGCGATTAAACTGGCTGAAGATTCAGGTCAAGCATTTGTAAGGTTAATGACACCACAAAGACCTTATATCAAACTGGCTAATTATCTTGCCCAAACTAAAACACAAGTAACTTTGGCTGATTTAGATGAAGATTTACCATCATTTAGGGGTTCAAAAGCCCAAAAAGATGAGCAAATTATGATGGCGATTGCTTGGGGATATAAGAATAACATTGTCATTAAAAAGTCTTTTACAGATAGTATTTTATTTTTACATGCAGATACTATCCAAGAAACCAATTTAGATAATCTGATTGTCAGTTATACCAATAGTCCTGATATGACAAGTGATTATTTCAATGACACAGTTTCTATTGAAAACTTATCACAGTTAGTTCAAATGGCTGATTTTCATTGGCTTAGTCATCATGTGGAGCATGGTTACCGCAAAGAAGAAAATGCCAAAGAAGGTTTTAATCTCTTGGTTTTAGATGTAGATAGTGGTACTAAGCTTACAACTGCTATGATGCTATTGAAAAAATATACAGCAATTTATTATACAACCAAACGCCATCAAGAAAATGGTGAAGACAGATATCGTATTATTTTACCTTTGAACTACACACTTAAGTTAGACTCTAAAGAATACAAAGAGCTGTATAACAATGTCATTAATTCATTACCATTTGAAGTAGATGCTCAGTGTGGACAAAGAGCTAAGAAATGGCTGACAAATCCAAATGCACAAGTACATACTACTGAAGGTGAATTATTTGATATTTTACCCTTCATTCCTAAGACCTCTAAGAATGAAGAAAGAGAAAAATTATTACAAGATCAAAGCCAAATGGATAACCTAGAAAGATGGGTTATTAATAATACTGGTGATGGTAACCGTAATAATATGCTATTGAGATTTGCAATGATATTGGTAGATGCTGGATTTAGCTTTGATAACATCAAGGATAAAGTCATCTCATTGAATAATAAGATGGCAGATAAACTTGATGAGATTGAGTTATATAACACCATCTTCCATAGTGTTGCTGCAAAGCTAACTTCAATAGCATAGCATCTTCCCATGGTACGGCTTTGCTGCCGTATTGTGGGTTTTCTTTTAATCACTGGAGTAATCATGACTCAAATTAATGACCATTTAGTCTTAGTCTGTGGTAAATCCACAATGGGTAAGACGACTTGTTTACGCACCCTTAGAAATCCTGAAGGTGTTATGTATCTTAACTGCGAAAATGGAAAGCGTCCCCCCTACCGTGAAGCCAATAAGTTTAAAATGTACACCATCACTGACCCGTTTCAAGTGCATGAAGCTTTTACTTATGCAGAAACTCAATCTGATGTTCATACTATTGTAATTGATAGTCTCACTTTCTTATTAACTATGGCAGAAAAGCAAATTGTCCATACAGCCAAAAATCCTCAAAAAGCTTGGGGAAGATTTCAAAATTATATCACAGATTTAATGTTAGATTATGTAGCGAAATCCACAAAAAAGATTATCTTTACAGCCCATACAGTTGATCAAATTAATGAGGCTGAAATGGTTAAAGAGACTTTTGTGCCTGTTAAGGGATCTTTAAAAGCACAAGGTATAGAAAGCTTTTTTAATGTTATTATCTCAGTTAAGAAAATCAAAATTAATGACTTAGAAGGTATTAATACTCCTTTTTTAAATATCACAGACCGTGAGCGTGAGTTGGGATATAAACATTGTATCCAAACGAGACTTACTAAAGATACTGTAACTGAGCGTTTAAGAGAGCCATTAGATATGTGGGCTGAATCAGAAACATTCATTGATAGTAATATTCAAATTGTTCTTGATAGATTGAATGAATACTATGGATGATGCTATAAAACTATCCCCTTACGCTAGAGACCTTACAAACAATTTGGTTAAAGGAATCGTAGATGAGTATCATAGAAAGTACATTAACCCATGAGTTACTAACATCTTACCTAAAGTATAACGAAACCAAAGGAGAATTTACTTGGATTAAAAGACCCAATAAAAACATTCATCTACATACTCGTGCAGGTACAAAAAACTCTGCAGGTTATCGTGTTATTTCTTTATTTGGTAAGCGTTATCCTGAGCATAGATTAGCTTGGTTTTATGTACATGGTGAAATGCCCAAACATGAAATAGACCATATTAATCAAATTCGTGATGACAACAGAATTAGTAATTTAAGACAAGTTACACGTTCTGAAAACCAAAGAAATAAGACCCGTAAAGATAGCCGTGTAGATGAGATAGGTATTTGGTGGTGCAGACGCAGAAAGCGTTATATCGCTGAAATCTCTCTTAATGGAAAGAAAGTCTATCAAAAATCTTTTACAGACATTGATGAAGCCATCAGTGCTCGTAAAGCTAAAGCATTAGAGCTTGGCTTCCATGAGAATCATGGTAAGACCCAAGCTCAATATTAATTTAATCAACCAACCCAAAATGAGGAACTATTATGAGTTTTCTATCTAACCTAAGCTACCAAGACAACATCAATGACGACAAAGATACACTAGGTGGTAGCTTTACAGTCTTAGAATCAGGTGTTTATGATGCTACTGTCAAATATGCCTATCTATCGCAAGCAAAATCAGGTGCAGGTGCAGTAAACTTTGAATTTGATGTGGATGGTAAAACCATTAAAGAAACCATGTATGTAACTAACCGTGAAGGTAAAAATTACTATGAACGAAACGGTCAGCGTAACTATCTACCTTCATTTATTAATGCTGATGCGATTAGTTTATTTACTACCGGTAAATCTTTGTTTGAGCAAAAAGAAGAAACCAAAGTTATTAACTTGTATAACTTTGATGTTAAAAAAGAAGTACCTACTGAAGTACCTATGCTAACTGCAATGATTGGTAAAACAGTTAAGCTAGGTATCCTAAAAGAGAAAGTCTTTAAACAAATCAAAGATAACTCAGGTAACTATGTAGACACTGATGAGACTCGTGAACAAAACAGTATCAATAAAGTGTTCTCAGCAAAAGACAACCGTACAGTTAATGAAGTCCGTGCAGAAATTGATTCTGCTCAATTCATGAACGATTGGCTTGAAAAGTGGGAAGGTCAAGTATCAGATAAAACTGCTAACAAGAAACCTACTGCTTCTGCACCTGCTAAGAAAACTTCATCACTATTTGCATAAGGAATTAGCATGACTACACACACTATTTTAGAAACTGCACAAGATGTTATTGAATTGGTTACTGAATGGCATAAAAATAATCAATGGTTATTAAGCCAGCGTATTGCTCATACAGAGAACTTTGAGGTTGCTCAAGAGCTTCAAACGATTAAAGAGCTTTATAGCGAACTGCCTTTTGAGATTCTATTTATCAGTAAGGTGGATGAATGAGTAACCAACCAGTGACTATCATTGGCTTTGACCCCAGTTTACGCAACTGGGGTTATTGTATTGCAACCTATGCTGATAATAAATTAACATTTCATCAAGGGGGTGTCATTCACTCAAGGTCAAATACAAAACAAAAACAAAACCTACAAGATTTACTTTCAGCAACTCAATTATACAGCCAGTTAAAGCAGTTAATGACTACGCATAAACCTGACTATATCGTTGCTGAATTACCTGTAGGAAGCCAATCATCAAGAGCAATGGTGTCTTATGCGACTTGTATTTCATTATGTAGTGTATTAGCATTTAATGATGGTATTAAAACCCGCCCATTCATTAATATTCCCCCACAAGAAGTGAAAAAAACAGTGGGTAAAAAAAATGCGACTAAAGATGAAGTTATTCAGTGGGTAGCAGAAAATTATCCCGATACCAAAGGCTGGTTAGATAACTTACCTAAATCTAAAAAAGAACATATCTGTGATGCCATTGTTGCGACACATACTGCCGTTTACTAAGGAGAACTTTAATGAAAATTACTTTAGACAACATAGAACTAAACCAAGCTGTTATTGAATACTTAAACAATCAAGGACTTACTCTTAATACTAATAAAGTTCATATTGAAATTACATCAGAAGGTGTAAAAATTGATACGAATAAACCAAATAGACAAGAGGCTAAAGACAGTGTACAAGAGCCTGTAAAGCCTAATAAACCCAATAATAAACCAAAAGATAGTGATATACCAGCTAAACAAAAAAAGCCTGCTAAAGCGTTATTTAACGCATCAGATGACACAACAGATGACATCTTAGAAGATGATACGCCTACGATTCCTGAAAACCAGCAAGTAGAAAAGACACGCAAGCTATTTCAATAAGGTGAATTAGATTATGGATAAAGATAATCTAGTCTTTGCTATTACGGCTTGTGTAATAGTGTTAATTTTGTTTGTATTCATGGGTTTTTTAATAAAGTATGACACTGTGAGAGAATGTATCAGGGTAAACCCTAATAATGCAGAAATCTGTGCACAACTTTAACATGAGTATAAAGAAAGTTACATTGACTATTTCAGTGGAAGACTACGAACCCTCTAGTAAAGCTTAAGTAAATAACTAAACCAAAAGCTACCTAGCTGGGTAGCTTTTTTAATGAGGATTTTAATATGACAGATTTAGAAATGATAGGTCAAGCCTATGTTGAGTGGTATCAATGTAATGATAAAACCCATATAGCGAAGCAAGAGCTTAACTATTATATGGACGATCCATCACCTACGATTGGTGACTATACAGATGAGGCATTTAAAAAAACACTCTCATCGTTAAGCAAAAACTTGATTACCTGTTTACAAGAAACTTCTAAAGCTTATGATGCGTTAGATGATATAGTGCTTAATTACCTGACTAAACAAAGAAGTTAAAACTATGAACAATCAAACATTTAAAGCTGGTGATAAAGTTTATTATCCCCTTATGTCAGATAAAATTCTAACACTGCTAAAGCATGGTGAAGACACTGTTAATGTAGATTTGGGTGTAGGTAATTTCTTTGAGCTAAATGGAAAAAAATTTCAACATCATTTGGCTCAAAGTATCTTTCATGCAACTCAGCTTAACTATGAGCTTTTAACGAATTTATATCCACATATACAGTTTGAAAAACCAAGACCAACACCTGATACAATTGTTAAAAAGATGCTTAATGATGGCTATGCTTATGTTATCTGTAACATCTTACTGCCCGATGGTGTAGTTAAAGATATTGTCAGAGGTTATAAGGGCATTTCGTTCCTTGGTGAATCTGGTAACTACTATTATGATGAAGTAATACCTTTAGATAACTATACAGGTAAAGTCATTGTAGATTATATAGATGGTAAACCAGTACTGGAAGATGATTAAATGAATATACGAAAACTGATTAGTGAACTCAAAACCCACCATACATATATTTCAGCCCTGGATACTAAGAAAAGTAAATCAGTGGCTGCTGGTATTGCTATTGCTATTGATATTATTAAAAAGCATACAGAAAATGAATGGATAGATACCTTGGAGGAGTTACCACCTACTGGTAAACCAGTGTTACTGGCAGTAGATCTTGGTGAAGATTCGCTTGTACCAGCCGTAGGTCAGTTAATTGAATATGATGTAAACTTCGTTGATGAATATGTTGATTTCACTGAAACCTTAGAATGGTTAAATTCAGAAGGTGATAGCTTTGTTGCTGGATTTAATGATGTTAAGTATTGGCTTCCAATCCCTGAATTTCCTAAACATTAAACCAAGGAGTATTAATGTATTCTGTATTTAATCCCAACCCCAATGATGCTACCCAAGAGCCAATGTTCTTGGGTGAATCAGTGAATGTATCACGGTTTGATAAACAACGATACCCTATCTTTGAACAGCTTACAGAAAAACAAATCAGTTTCTTTTGGAGACCTGAGGAGATTGATGTATCTAAAGACCGTAGAGACTTTATTGAGCTACCTGAACATGAACAACATATCTTTGTATCTAATCTAAAATACCAAACACTACTAGATAGTGTACAAGGTCGTAGTCCTAATGTTGTATTATTACCTTTGGTTTCAGTACCTGAACTTGAAACTTGGATTGAAACATGGGCTTTTTTTGAAAGTATTCATGCTCGTAGTTATACGCACATTATCCGCAATATCTTTAATAATCCCAGTGAGATTTTAGATGATATTGTGATTAACCCTGAGATTATCAAAAGAGCTGAATCCATCTCAAAATACTATGATGAACTACATAGCTTATCTTTAGAGTATCAGCAAGGTAAGCAGGTAGATATGTATGAGCTAAGAAAACGCTTATATCTGTGCATTATGAGCGTCAATGTGCTTGAAGCTATCCGCTTTTATGTATCATTTGCCTGTTCATTTGCTTTTGCTGAACGAAAAGTGATGGAAGGTAATGCTAAGATTATCAAATTAATTGCAAGAGATGAAGCATTACATTTGAATGGTACACAACATATCCTAACTTTATTGGTAAAAGAACATGAAGATTATCAGACAATTACTCAAACATGTAAAGATGAGATTTACGATATATTTGAGTCTGCTTATGAACAAGAGCGAGCTTGGATTGACTATTTATTTAAAGACGGCTCTATGATTGGTTTAAATAAAGAGATATTGACTCAATATCTTCAGTATATTACCGATATTCGTATGAGTGCCATTGGCTTAGAGCCTGTTTTTAATACCAAAAACCCAATCCCTTGGATTAATAATTGGTTATCTTCTGATAATGTCCAAGTAGCCCCACAAGAAACAGAGATTACATCTTATGTTGTAGGTCAGATTGATTCTGATTTGAGTGATTTAGATTTTAATGATGTACAGCTATAATAAGTTACCCCCTAATAAGGGGGTAACTTTTAATTAAAGTAACTGGCTAATTCATCAACAGTAGGGTTATAGTAAACATTTACTAAGGTTTTAATATCCTTATGTCCTGTAATTTTAGCCAGCTTTTCTACAGGGATATTTAAATCCCTAACCATCCTTGATATGGCTTCATGTCTTGTATCATGAAAATGTAAATCTTTAATCCATAATTGCTGTCGCATTCTTCTCCATATCAAATTAAAATTATCTAAGCGAATACAAAATAACCTGTCTGTTAATGGGGTAACTTGTTTTAGCATCTGTCTTGCTGTTGTATTTAAGATCACATTCCTAGCCATACCATTTTTACTATGACTGATATGCACATAGTTTTCATGGATATGGTCTTTAGTAAGTGCCAATATCTCTCCCCTACGCATGGCTGTTTGCAGGGCAAATAAGAAACACCAACCCACTTGTTTTCTACAAGTATCAGGAACATCTCCTAAAGTATAACCTGTCCATTGTAGTATTTTGGCTTCTTCTTCAAGGGTAATTCTTCTATCCCTAGAAGCTGGTTTACTGGGTCGTTTGACTTTATTCATTGGATTGGTTTCAAAAATATATAACTCATTAATTGCATAATTAAATACACAATTTAAAAAAGATAATTCAAGTAATACAGAACCTTGAGATACCTGTAATAAGCGTCTGTCCCTGTATGCAGATAATTGTTTGGGGGTAATTTGTGTAATTGCAGTTGTAACCAAATCAGGGTGCTGTTTCACCATAATATTAATAATACTCTCAGCTCTTTTACCGTTTTTACGCAAGCTTAGTACTTTATTTCTGTATATATCAATCACTTCTAATAAACTCAGGTTACTTTGTTCATTAAAATAAAGCAGTTCTTGGCACAGTGTATTAAACCAGTCTATACATTCTTGTTCTGATGATTTCGTTGCTGAGTATCTTTTACCATGTATCATGGTTTGGATACGATACCTACAACCCACCTGACTAATCTTAGGGATATTTTTAAGTACCAT